CACCGTATGTGAGATTTAAAGATGATTGATCCGGTAACTGCCATCGCTGGAGCAACTAAAGCCTTTACGATGGTGAAGGCAATGGTAGAAGTCGGAAAGTCTGCTGAAGATACAATGATGCAGATAGGCACATGGTACGGTCATGCTTCAGACATACTGTATGCCGAGAAGAAAGCTAAAAACGTAAATCCCTTTAAAAGGGTGGTGTTTAGCAGAAGCGTAGAAGCAGAGGCCGTTAAGGCGTTTGCGGCTAAGAAGAAGATGGAGGCTCAACAGAAAGAGCTATTTGCCATCATCGGAATGGCCTACGGTAAACAAGGGTTGCTTGAGTTTAGAGATATCCGCAAGCAAATTATTAAAGAGCGACAGGACACAGTGTATCGCCAAGAAGAATTGCGAGAACAGTTATTAGCAGGATTTTTAAGTTTAGTAGCTATCGCAATTGTTATTGGCACAGCAGTATTTATAGCGAGTGGTTAAATGACACCAGCAGAAGAGGCATTAAAGCGTATCGACATACATCAGGCAGAGTGTGAGATCCTTCGTAAGTCTATTGATGATCGGCTAGACCGTATCGAAAAAAGACTAGACGATGGCGGCTTACAGTTCAAAAGACTTGAGCGCATGATTCTTGCTAATAGTTTGTTGATCGTGGGTGTGCTTAAAGGTGCGGAGTACCTTGCATGATTGATGCATTGATTGGCCCAGTAACGGGTCTCCTTGATAAGTTCATTGAGGACAAAGATCAAAAGGCTAAGTTGGCACATGAGTTGTCAACAATGGCTGAACGACACGCTCAAGAACTGTCCAAGGCTCAACTAGAGATCAATAAAGTAGAAGCGGCACATAAGTCGCTTTTTGTTTCTGGATGGAGACCAGCAGTAGGTTGGTGCTGTGTGTTAGGTATGACAGGCAATTTCATGGTCATACCCTTTACTAACTTTGTTCTGGCTCTCTTAAACATCGAAGTCATCATCCCTCTAATTGACTTAGAGACTATGATGCCTGTATTGATGGGTATGCTGGGGTTAGGCGCAATGCGTTCTTATGAAAAAACCAAGGGCGTATCGAGGGAAAAGTAAATGGCGTATTACGTAGGTACAAAAGAATTTCCTAGCGTCTATGCGGCGGTTAGATACTTAGCTCAAAACCCTCAAGAGGGGGTAGAGATTACGTCTGAGCCTGTAGAAAGCAAACCTGCGCCTGCAACAAAAGAAGGAATGCTAACTGGAACAGACAGCGATCCAACAAAAAGACAGCCTGGAGAAACTGACTCGATTGATCCTAATGCTGAAGCGCCAGTTCCAACAACAGCCCCAGATGAGTATTCAGAGGTAGAACTTCCTCCGCCATCTGCGCCAGAAGAAGCCGAAGCACCTCCACCTACACCGCCCCCACCACCTCCGCCTTCAGAACCAGAGGGTGTTACTACCTTTACGTTCTTTGAAGGTGTTGAGTTAGGTGATGCAAATCCTGACTTTTTATATAAAAGAGGCGATGCCACACAAGTAACAAAAGTTGAACTACGTGAGTACTTTAATGCTCAGGGTTCTGGGATGCTCAAACGAGCCTTCGGTGACTTTGATAACTATCTTGCTTACATGACTGAGCGAGAGCAGTTAATTGAGTCAGGTGACTACGATGTAGGTAATTGGGATGAGTACACCGGCTCACTAACTGAAGATGAGTTAATGATTCTTGAAGGCGAGGATCTTACTCAATACTCCGATAGCGATCAGGATGCTTACACCGAAGCTTATGGTCAGCAGATGCAGGAACAGTCGTCTGCTTATGATCGTTGGGTTAACTCTGAAGCTAATCAAGCACTCTTAGCCAAGTACGGTGTTGGATCTACTATCTATAACAACGATGGCGATAAATACGAGTGGAACGGCTCTGCTTATGTAAAGACAGTTAAACAAGATCAAGCAGGTCTTGTTGACTACGTAAAGATGGGCATCGTTACTGCAATGAGCATTATGACGGGTGGCGCAGTATCTGCTGTTGCTCCGTCATTAGGCACTGTTGGCTCTTCTGTTGTAAGCAATGCGATTATTCAAGGAATTACTACTGGCTCTATAGATCCTGATGAGCTTTTGCAAACAGCCGCCACAGCAGGTTTTAGTCAGGCGCTTAATCAGGTTATTGGCCCTGCTTTATCTGAAGCTATGGGCGGCTTAGATATTTCAGAAATAACTGGCATTGAAGAGCTAGACAACGTTCTTAATGCAATGGGTCAAACAGCTATCCGTCAAGCGGTATTTGATGGTGAGCTAGACATGGAAGGCATTGTTGCATCGGGATTGCTGACTGGTGCTCAAGAGGTTGTTGAGTTTTTATTTAGCGACCTTGCTGGGCAACAAGCAATTTCTGAAGAGCAACAGCGAGAGCTAGAAGAACGCTTTGCAGAATACGCGGCTATTGTTGATGAAGACACGATGGCAGAAGTTAACAGAGTCATGGGAAATACTGTTAACGAAGCTATAGCCGGACAGCAAAACGAAGCAATGCGTAATCAGCTTCAAGCTTTAGCAGGAAACTTACAGTCTATTTATGAAGAGGCTTACGACGTATCGCCTCAGCCTAGCGGCCCTTCTTTAGAAGACTTTATGGCTAGTTCAGTTGATGATGCAGATTCAGAGCTTGCAGACACTACGGCTGACTTAACTACTGACACAACTGTTCAGCCTGAACCTATGGCAGAAATAACAAACCCATTTGAAGGCGATGAGTTAATTAATGGCGTTTACTACAATGATGCTGGATTTCCAGTAGGGATTAGCCCAGACGCTACACCTGAGCAAATTCTTGAGCAGTTTGTTAATGACAAAAACGCATGGACTACAACGTCTGGCGTATCTGCTCACGGCCTTCCTCCAGAAGCTATAGCTGTATTAATGCAAGATGGTGACTTGCAAGGTCTTAGTGATCTTCTTGTAGAAAACAATTTAATTTTGGCTCAAGACTCTGGTGGTGGGTACATTTTAATTTCTGGCTCAGAAGCTACTACAGGTTTTCATACCAGTCTTGACCAAGATGCTTTGTTAAATCTTGATCCACCTTCGAACGAAAGAATTGTTCCGCCTCCTACATCTACAGATCCTGCTTTAGATCCTATGGATACAAGTGATGTTTCTCCAGAAATACGAGACATTTTGCTTGATGTTCAAGAGGCACCAACGGCACCGCTTGAAGCAGAGGTAGAAGTAGAGCCGTTTGAGTATGAAGAGGAGCCAGAGTTAACGCCTGAGCCTCCGCCCGAACCAGAACCCGTTGAACAAGAGCAACCACAACAAAGCCAAGGTGAAGAAGGTGCGCCTGCACCTGCGCCTGCACCTGCACCAGTACCACCACCACCGCCACCTCCACCTGTTGTGCCACCGCCACCACCACCGCCTCCTCCGGTTCCGCCACCAGAGCCACCGCCTGAGGCACCGCCAGAAGCACCGCCTGCTGGTGAGGCACCTGCTGGTGAGGCACCTGCACAACCTCCTGTTGATCCATCTACAGGACAGCCGGTTACTGGACAGCCTTCTGCACAACCAGTTGAAGGACAACCTGTAGAAGGACAACCAGTTACTGGAGAGCCTACATCTGGTGCGGGGCAACCTGCTGACACAGGAGCGGCAACAGGACAGCCTCCCGTGCAACTGCCTGCGGATCCAATTCAAGAAGCTATTGATGCGGCGACACAAACCGATGTAGGTACAGGCCAAGGAACTGGAGTTCCGGCAGGTGAGCAAGCTACAGGTCAGGAGTCAGATACTCCAATTACAGATGCGTTATTCCCCGAATACGCTACTGAACCTCCACCTGCTCAACCTACCGAGCCTGTGCCATCTACTGAGCCTCCTAAAGATGAAGGAATAGGAGTGCCTACGCCTGTAGAAACACAGCCTCCAACGCCTGTAGAACAGCCTTCAGGAGTAACAACAGAAGATGTAACTAATATTGTTAATGAGGCAGTTAGTAACATTCCTCCTGGCATGACATCAGACGATGTTAGAACAATAGTTAATAACGCTATTGGCAACATCGAGTTTCCAGAGGGCATGACTGAGGATCAGGTTGGAGAGATTGTAAAGACTGCTATTGGAAACATAGAGTTCCCGCCATCTGTAAGCGAAGATCAAGTCAATGAGATTGTTGGGAGTGTTCAACAAGATTTAAGTGACGCAATAACTCTTGGTCAGGAAGCGGCGGCAGAAGAAAGGCTAGAGTTACAAGAAGCCATCATTGCTGTTGGCGGAGATATAACAAAGCTTGACGAGGCAACACAGAAGCAGTTTGAGGAGTTTGGCGAAAGCATTGATGAACTATTTGAAGGTGTTGGTGTTGATATTGAAGCTTTGCAGGAAGGCCAAATTAGCCAAGCAGAAGCGTTTGCCCAATACCAAGAAGATGCACTAGCACAAGCTGAAGAAGCGGCAGAAGAAAGAGCTGATCTGCAAGAAGCCATTATTGCTGTTGGTGGCGACATTACTGCATTAGATGAATCTACTAAGAAGCAATTTGAAGAATTTGGCGGCACCGTTGATGATCTGTTCTCAGATGTAAACGTCGATATCAAGGCACTGCAAGAAGGTCAGATCAGTCAGGCTGAAGCACAAGAAGCATTCCAGACTAGTGTTTCTGAGCAGTTTGGTGATGTTACTGGACAGCTAGGCGAAATAGGCGGTGAAGTCAGCGGGTTAATGTCCGAAGTATCTGGTATCGGTCAAGGCTTAGAGGGTTTGGGCCAAGGTATTGCTGGCATTGGAGAAGGCTTGGGTGCGGGTCTGTTAGGTCTTGCGGCACAGCAAGCTATGTTGCCTGGTCAAATAGCGGCGGCCACACCTATCCAACCCCAAAAGTTTGAGAAGTTCCAGCGAGGTTTAACACGACGTAAGTTGGCTGACCCGTTACGGATTGGAATGTTTACTGGAGGCGCTAGAAGCGTATGACATATTTAAACCTAATGAATAGCGTACTGCGTCGTCTTCGAGAAGAAGAGACCACATCCGTTACAAGCACTACCTACAACAAGATGGTAGGTGACTTTATTAACGATGCTAAGACCTTGGTAGGTCAGGCGGCAGACTGGTCTGCACTTCGAGAAACACTCACGATCTCAACGACTGCTTCGGACAACACCTATTCACTAACAGGTGGTGGCGATAACGTAAAAGTCATGTCAATGCTCAACGATACTCAGAACTGCTTTATGGAGTATCAGACTAAGGATTGGTTTAACGATGCGCTGTACATTTCTAATGCTTCTGAGGGTGCGCCTAAGTACTTTACCTACAACGGTCTAGACGGTAACGGCGATACTCAAATCTTGGTTGGCCCTACACCTGATGGCGTGTACAGCATTCGGGTCGATCTTGTTAAGCGACAAGCAGATCTTTCAGCTAACACTGA